ACGTCGCCGAACGTGCTAGGCGCGCCCGGCACTTGACCCCCGGTCCCAAGGCGGCGGGGCGGTGTTACTAATCATGCGTCCCCGCATATGTCCGGGGTAACACTGGCTGCCGGCGGGCTGCCGCCCCACTGCCGCCAGTGGCCCCCGCCGGGGGCGGTGGTGTGCGCTACCTGCGCTTGCTGCCGGTGCCGGCAGGGCTATCCCAGTGGGTGCCTCAGCTAAGTTTCCGCTCCGCAGTCGTCTCCGCGAGTGGCTGCAACCGTCGGGGCCTGTCCGTCCGGTGCGCTGCCACCACCCACCCGATTCACAGACGGTGGGCGTCCACATCTGTAGCGTGTGGATGCTGGGTGTGCCTGTTGCGTTCCGCCTGCCATCACAGGCTTCGGCACACGCCCTGGACCTCCCTCGGAGGGATCACCAACCGCCATCACCGTCACGGTCACTCGAAACGCCGCTGTGGCGGGCGGACCCCGGACGGCTTCTCGGTCTGCCGTCGACCGTAGGTTGTGGTTGAACGCCCCCCCATCTTAGCACCGTTGAGGGTGTAGCCTCTGATGTGCATGACGGGGTGACGGCCCCTGTTGATTACCTCTGGAGGCGCTGTGGCAGTTCGGACTTGCGCTTGCGGGTGCGGCGAAGCCTTGGCTAAAGGTGCCCGGTGGAACCGCATCTACCTGAACGATAAGCACCAGCGTCGGCAGACTGCTCGCAACTACAACGCGCGGAAACGCACCAGTGAACGTGGCATCCGCAACGACCGGAAACGGGTGGGCACCGGCTCTGGGGACGCCCTCTCCTTCAAGGGCAAGGACGAGTCGCTGGATAATCGGGGCTCGTACCGGCGCGGCCCGAAGTACGAGGCGTTCTGCGAAACCGACTACCCGGAGGCGATCCTCAGCTCCGAGATGACCAACGGGCAGGTCGCCTCCGAATACGGGGCGTCCCATGCCGACATCTCCCGGTGGATGGCCGCCTACCTGGAAGACCGGCAGACCGGCGCGGCGCTGAAAGACTGGACCCGCGACGAAGCGGTCGACGCCGCGCTGATGTCCTACCAGCCGTTCGTGGAGCACTTCCACCCGGAGGCCCTGATCCCCGACTTCCACCTGGAGTGGGAGCAGGAGATCGACGGGGTGGTGGGCAACGGCGGGCGGCTCGTCCTGTTGGCCCCTCAGAGGCACGGCAAGACCGAGTTCCTGATCCGCTACTGCCAGCGCCGTATCGCCGCCGACCCCGACATCTGCATCCTGTGGGTGTCGCGTGCCAAAGAGCTGGCCGAAGAGTCGGTCGGGATGCTGCGACAGTTGCTGGAGGACGAGAAGTTCGGTGAAGCCGTACTCGGCCCCGGCCAGACGTTCAGGCCACCGGCCCGTTCCGGCAAAAGCTGGACCGACGAGAAGCTGACCGTCGGGCAGCGGACCCGCATCCGCAAGAGCCCGACGGTACGGGCACTCGGTATCGGCGGCACCACTTCCGGCCGTGACGCCGACCTCATCATCGTTGACGACCCGCAGGAACGTGAAGACTGCGTCAGCCCGACAACCCGCGAGAAGCAGTCGCGCTGGTTCATGACCACCCTGCTGGCCCGCAAGATGGAGAAGACCGGGATCGCGCTCATCACTTCGCGGCGCCACATCGACGACATCCCCGGCAAGCTCATCAAGGACCACGCCGAAGACTGGCGGACCATCATCTACCGGGCGCACAAGCTGGGCTGCCCGAAGCCGGAGGCCGACTCGGCCGACCACGCCGACTGCATCCTGTGGCCGGAGCTGCGGAGCCACAAGTTCCTGATGGGCCAGAAGCGCGCCGACGTCGCCTTCTTCGAGTGCAACTATCAGAACAACCCGTCCGCCGACTCGCTGGTGCTCATCAAGGCCGAGCACCTGGAGCGGTGCAAAGACTTCTCCCGCAGCGTCGGGGCGATGCCGAAGAACGCGACCCGCTACATCGCAGGCATCGACCCTGCCGAAGCGAAGCCGGTCGCGGCGGTGCTGTGGGCGTGGGAGCCGTCAGGGACGATGCACATCGTCGACACGCTGGAGGCCGAACCGGGAGTGCGGGGTGGACGGCAGATCGTGACGACATGGTTCAAGAAGTACGCCTGCCGCGAGTTCGTGGTGGAAAAGAACATCGCTCAGTCGTGGTGGCAGGACAAGGAGCTTTCCGACTTCTGCGCCCGCAACGGCATCCCGAAGGTCCGCGAGCACTACACCGACCGGACCAACAAGATGGACCCGAAGAACGGGGTGCCGTCGATGTACAACGACATGCGTACCGACCCTCCGAAGATCACCTTCCCGTACGGTGACCGTGACTCGCAGCAGCAGATGGACCGCCTGCTCCGGACCTTCCTGCTGTTCGACCCCGACCATGCAGGCGGCAAGCACGCCGACGATGACCTCCCTATGGCGGCATGGTTCGGGCACCACGTCATGCAGAAGTGGACGGTGCAGCGACAGGACGTCGCTGAGTACGACTATTCGCAGACACAATGGGTGTCTTCGACCACCCAGTACGCAGGAGTTGCCTGATGGGCTACTACGACGAGAAGCCGACGCCGAAGACCTTCGAGCAGGTCCGCGACCGCGTCGAAACGTTGCGCCAGATCACCGAGCCGTACATGGCGGACCGCCACCGCATCCGTTCGGTGGCCAACGGTGGGCGTCAGGCCATCAACGCACTGCTGAAGGACTACCAGGACAAGAACGCCGACACGCTGCCTGCCGCCAACATGATCGCCGACGGCATCGAAGCGTTCTCCCACATGATCGCCCCGGTTCCGGCACTTCGCATCGACCCGCCGTCGCATCTGGACACCGACCCGGCGAAGAAGCGCGCGCAGAACCGTACCCGGATCGTCGAAAACTACGACCGGCTGGCACGCCTGCCGCTCCAGTTGGAGCGGATGTCGCAGTGGCTCCCCGGCTACGGGTTTTCGACGTGGTACGTGGTGGAAGGCCGGGACAAGAACAACGGCCGCTACCCACGCCTGATGCAGCACGACCCCTACGCGACGTGGGCGGGAGAGTGGGGCGTCGACTATCACCCTTCCGACGTGGCGCTCCAGTTCTGGACGTCCAAGGAAGAGTTCGCCCGCGCCTTCCCTGACGCTGCCGGCAAGGTGTCGTGGGGCGACCTCTACGGCAACACCCGCCAGCCCGGCTGGGACGGCGTCAACGAGGTGGTCGAGTTCACCCGCTACATCGACGGCGCGGCCGTGTACCTCTACTCGCCGCTGACCGACAACTTCCTGATGAAGCCGGTCGAGCATCCGCTGAACCGTGCCCCCATCGCCCTGCCTCGGCGCACCACCTTCGACCAGTTGAAGGGACAGTTCTCCGAAGTGTTCGGGCTGGCTGCGTCGATCATCAAGTTCGCGCTGCTCTCCCAGATCAGCATGGAAGAGGCGGTGTTCGCCCCGGTTGTGGTCAACGGCCGGATGGAGGCGCCGTTCCGCAAGGGCCGCAACGCCGTCAACTTCGTTGAAGGCGGCGGGGCGCAGTACCTTCAGCAGAACCAGCCGTATCAGATGGCACAGGAGGTCGACCGCCTTGAACGCTACCTGCGGGCGTCTTCGGGCTACTCGAAGCAGGCTGACGGGGAGACGCCCGCCAACATGGCGGCGACAGGTGCCGGGCTGGAACAGTTGCAGTCGGGGACCAACCGGAAGGTGGAGCGCTACCACCGGGTCATCGCCGACGGGCTGGTCGACATCGACTCGGTCCGCCTGGAGTGGGACGAGGTGGCATACGGCGGGGTGAAGAAGACGCTGGACGACACGACGAAGGGCGTCACGCACGCCAACACCTACGACCCGTCAGATATCGGGGGCCACTACGGCACCCGTCGCGTCTACGGGCTGATGGCAGGATGGGACGAGCCGACGAAGCTGGTCGGCGGGCTGCAACTGGTCGGTTCCGGTGCCATCGACCTGACGACGCTGCGGGAGAACCTGTCGGGCCTCGACAACATCCCGCGCATCGAGCAGCGGCTCGGCAAGGAGACGGCACGCCGGGCGTTGGAGGCGTTCCTGATGCAGGGCGCCGAGCAGGGCGACCCGAAGGCGGTCCAGACGCTGCTGGAGTTGAACCGCACAGGCGACTGGGACAAGGCGTTCGAGGACTTCTACAAGCAGGAGGAGGAGGCCGCTCCGGCTGGGCCTGCGCTTCCCGAGCAGCCCCCCGGCCTGGAGCAGGCGATGGCGATGATGGGCGGCCCGGCAGGGGCCGGGGACACGTCGGGCCAGACGCTGTCCCGGCTGTCAGGTTCGGGCCGGGTAGAAGGCGGCGCGCAGGTCGTCGCCCCGATGGGAGGCTAGAAGATGGCACGTCGTAGACAGCATGGCGGCTACCGCCGACCGGCAAGCCCCGCAGCGGCGTCCGGTCCGGGCGCGCTTTCGCAGCGCACCGACGGGGGGCCTGGTGAGCTTGAGTACTCGGGCCTCGCCTACGGCGAGAACAAGGCGGTCAACAGTCAGGCAGGCGCGGTGCCGCTTGCCGGGCAGCGTGGCGCCGACGGCGGAGGAGGCCCGCCGCCGGCAGGGGGCGGTGGAGGGCGTGTGCCGCAGGGCGGAGCGTTCGGG